CAGCCGCGGAGCGGCGGCCGTCCGGCTTGACGCCACGCTCACGGTGGGTGCCGCCGCGGTCCTGGCAGTGGTTCAACCAACTCGGCGTCAGCCACTTCCGCCAGTTGGATTTCTTCGCCTTCTTGGGGTTGGCCTTGAGCCACTGGGTCGCACGGGCCAGCTCCACGGGGATGTCTGCAGCCGGGTAGGCCAACGCCCATTCAGCCCGGTCGGCTTCCGTGATCCCCTCCCACCCTGCGTCAGCACTCCACCGGATGGAGTCGGGCGGCTCGGAGCCGGCCCGCGGAGCGGGACTGCTCTGAGCAGAAGAGGAAAAGGGAATAGGGAAAGAGGAAGAAGGAAGAAGGAAAGAGGCGCAATTCGCCGGGAAACTTCCCGGCTCCGTTGTTGGACTTCCCGGCTCCGTTGTTGGACTTCCCGGCTCCGTTGTTGGACTTCCCGGTTTTGCGTTTTCCACGGGAAAAACCGCACTTTCTGCCCGGTGGGCAGTCGAGCCGGGAAAAACCGGGAAGTTTCCCGGCTCCATCGTTGGGTTTCCCGGCTCCAGCGTTGGACTTCCCGGTTTTTCGCCATTTGGGGGTGGCGGAAGCCCCTCCGACCGCTCCTCTGGGTGGCACCGCTGGTGCTCCCGAAACCTCGGAATCTCAATCACCCGCACGTCGCCCGATTCGTAGGCCCGGACGAAGCCCCTGTCGGCCAGTTGCTTGAGCAAGCTGGCGATGTCGCAGTTTTCGTATGGGAACAGCTCGGCCTTGATCCGCAGCGGGCGGTTCTCGAGGCGGCCGTCGCGGTCGGCGAGGGTCCATAGACCGATGAATAGGAGACGAGCCATCGGCTCGCACTCAGCGAGAAACTCGTTCTTGTAGAACGACGGCTTGATGTTACGGGCTCGTGCCATTCACCACCCCCATGCTGATCGGATGCAAGTTGCCGCCGTCGTCAACTATCGAAATACCCGGCCGACCACCGCGGAGAATGGCGTGGACTCGGTCTAGAAGCGTCGAAGCCTGGCTCCGCGTGATTTTTTCGTCGTCCATCGCGTCGAGGATCCTTCCCTGCACGCCTACCGGCGGCCTTGTTGAAGACTTCGTCATCTTGTCTGCCGACCACTTATTGCCGCCGACCGGCGGCCGCAGCTCCAGGTCCAGCGGGTCGGCCACGTCGATGAGGGCTGAGAGGTCGGAGAAAATGTCTGTGCTCAACTCGCCAACCTCCACAGCCGTGCCCCCGCCGTCCCGTGCCCCTTCCTCCGGGCCGCAAATCCGACCGACACGATCTTGTTGTTCTTCGCCAGACCGGCGAACACGCTGCCGAAAGCCCTCGCGTCGTGCGGCACCAGGCCCACCCGCTGGCAGTGATCCACCAGCTCCTCTCCGGTCATGGCTCGCCCGCTCTTGGTGAGTGCCTCGAGGATCGCCGCACGGGCCGCGTCGGTGTCGAAGCCGGCCACCCGCACCGCCTTCGCCGTGCAGGCCGCCGCGGGCTTCTCGAACAGCGGCAGCGACGCGATCGCTTCGTCTGTTGTTTGCAGCGTCATGGTCAGTCCCCCGTCCAGTTCGTGCCGGCCCGCGGGCCGGCGTAGCCGAGTTGCTGTTTCGTGTTGCCCCACCGCTTGAACCACGCCGCACGCACGGCCAGCTCGTCGGCGTATGGCCTTTCCAGTTCCATAGACTCCCTTGCCACCGCATTGGCGATCACCATCGCGGCATGGCGGTCGGCCGCCGTGTTGATGGCTTCGATTGCGTCCTCGATAGTCATGCCCCGCTCCTTGCGGCAGCGATCACCGCGTCCAAGTGCTCCTGGCCGTAGTGCCAGTGGCCGTGATGCTTCACCTTTGGTTTTGGAAGGTGTGCAATCGCCATCCTCACCTCGTACCGCGAGAAACGTCGGTTGGCGGCCTCTGTCCCGGCAGCAATGAGGTCGCTGCAGCGGATCCAGGTCCGGTCGCGGTCGCCCCGCAACTGCATGAACGTCACTTCGCCTACGTTGCAAGTCATTTCACAATCCTTTGTGTGTGTGTGTGCCGCGTAACGTGCGGCTGACGGTCGGAGTCACCGGCCATGCTGGTGGAGAAGCCACCCGGCCCCCGGCTGCGGAGTTATGTCGCGACCACCGCTTGCGCTCTCCCCGCGGCCGATGAATCGGCAGCCGCTACGGCCGGGAGCGGCCGGAGTGAGTCGAGTGTCTTCTGCATTTCTGCGATCCTCTTCCCCAGTTCCATAGCAGCGACCACGTCAGCCGCTTCGCGAGTCGGCGACCACTCAGCGGCCGGCTGCAGCTCGTCGAGGTACTGTCGCTTGACGTATGTGAAGTCTCCGACTTTGACGGTCTCGCCGGAGAACTTGCCGACGCGGCCATCTGGAAAGACGTATGTGAGGTAGACGGTTGCCATTGGTTTTCTCTTTTCGCGAAAGTGGAATGTCAGAAAGGAATGTCGTCGCTGGATGCACCGCTGGCCGCGTCGGCCTTCTGCGTGGCGGTGCGGTTCACCGGCCGATCTCGGATCTCCTTCGGAAGCGGGTCCGCGTTGGGCTTGTATTTCATGACCTTCACGAAGTCGTTGCCGGCCTTGCTAAGTGCAATCACCGTCTCGACAGTGACGACCTGGCCTTTGAGTTGGCTTTCATCCCACTCGCCGGCTGGCGGGTCGACGCGAGCCGACCGGCACAATGCTTCGACCGACCCGCGGCGGTCGCACGGGATCGAGTCGAAGACGGCTTTGATTCCCTTGCCGAAGTCGAGCCGCACGGTGAGGCACGTTCCCTCTGCGTTGGTCTTCGATTTCGCCCAATCCTTGGGCTGCATCTTCACCCACCCGATGGTGGCGACGTGCGTCCCGTCCGGGCAGAGCTGCTCGGCGGCGGTGCTCGTCGCGGTGTCGGTTGCTTCTCCGAAATCGTCCCAGTTCATGTCTCAATCTCCGGGGTGTGCTTGTTTCCGATCTTCACAATGCGATCCGCGTCGCCGATGAGGGCGTCGTCGATGATCGACTTCGCCCGGTTGAATGACACGGCCCCACGCTTGAATGCCAGTGCCGTGTCCTCCACGATTTGCATGGCCGCCGAATGGCGGGCTTCGTGTTCGCGTTCTTCCGTGCTGCTCATGACGTAACCTCCTGTGGGTCGAGCTGCTCATGCCGCTTGTTGATCTCGCCGTCCAGCTTGTTCCGCTGGCTCTCGGTGAGGTCACCGGCCGTTACGGCCTTGTCGGCCTCATCGGCGATCTGCCCAAGCTCCTCAACGGTGTTCGCAGCCCGGACGCGGTCGAGCCATCCGGCCTTGGGAGCCGATGCCGGCGTTACACCAGCGAATAGCGGGGCGAGAGCCTCGATCGTCATGGGCAGTTCCGGGGCCAATCCGTAGCGGTTTTTGGCGTCGAAAGCCGCCGTCCGCTCGGCGTGCAGCACACGCTCCCGACCACCCTTGGCCCTGGTCCTGCCGTCCTCGCCGGCCACCAGCTTCGTGCGGTAGTTGGCGAAGAGGATGCAATCGGCCCACTCTTTCACCAGCGGCCCCGACTGCTTGGTCAGCTTCAACTCGTAGCGGTCGTAGCCCTCGTCCATGTCGGGCGGGCTCACCCGCTTTACGGTGGAGTGGCCGACCATCACGACGTTCACGCCCTGGTCGATCAGCGAGTCGCAGACCGCGAGAAGCCGACCGACAGATTCGGCCACCATCGTGTAGCCCTTACCGAATCCGAAATCCTCGATCGACCGCTTGTTGGCCTTCTTGAGAAGGTGGTCAATCAGAAGCCGCTCGGCCCAGTCGATCGAGTCGATCACGACCGTCTTGAAGCCTTGGTTGTCGCGAATCAGTTCGTGGAGGGCACCTTCAAGGTCCATCCACGACGAAACCGAAACGCGAGCCACGTCTAGGTGGTTCGTGCCGTCCTCTGTGTCGAGCACCACCGCATTTGGAAACTGGCTTGCCAGCGTTGACTTGCCGATCCCCTCGACGCCGTAGGCGATGACTCGCTTCGCCGTCTGCCGTACACCCCGTGTGATCTTCATATTTGAATCCCTTCTTCTTGAGCCCATCTCTCCATTTCACTCACGGCCGTGCGGACCATCCTCACGTCGCCGTCAAAACTCCGACTCTGCCCTTCGACCGCACCGACACTCGTGAGCATCAGTCGTGCAGCCCGAAGCAGCTTTAGCGCCCGGCAAATCCCCAATGCGGCCTTGCCGTCCACCACCTTCACACTCGCCCGTTTCGGGTCCACTCCGCTCGGCATTGAGTTCGCTCCTTCTGATAGACACATGACGCGGTGCGTCGATTCCGATCCTGACCACCGGCTGGTAGCCGTCGACCTTGTAGATCGCGGTGACGAGCACCGTGATGTCCGGGCCGATCTGGATCGCTTCGTCCACGCGACGACTGAGAACTAGCACCGCTTACTCCGTTTCTTGGCCGGTTCGCCAGCCCTGGCTCGCCGGGGTTGCTCCTGACAATGCCCCGCTCCGCGGGGCTCCTTTCCGCCGCGATACGTCGCGGCGGCATCCGTGAACGATCCGCTGATTGCCTCGCCGTACCACGATTTTCCGGTGCGGTCCTGCCGGATTCGCACCTCGGCCAGCCGACGCATGGCGTCCGGCTCGTCGCACAGCAGTCCGGCCACACGGTCTGCCAGCGTTTCCAGGTCGGAGATCGCTTCGCGAGCCATGTCGTGTACGGCCTCGAGGTCGCCCAACTGCAGCCGCTTGTCGATGTCCAAATCGATCGTCTCGTTGAGCGGCAGCCGCCGCGTGCAGAAGCCCCTCGCGGTGAGTGCCCGGATCATCAGCCGGTGGGCTACTGGTGCTATGTCGCTCGCAGCGGCACGGACAGCGTCCGCACGTTGACCGGGGCGGCATCCGGCGGGGTGTAGTCGCACCGCGTCACCCGACGCCGGTACTCCTCGTCCGGCGACCAGCTCATCCGGATCGCGGACGCGAGCAACTGGATGGTTGGCTCGGTTGGGTCGGCGTGATCTTGCTCCCGCTCGCGGTAGCTTCTTGCGTTGTCCATCTCGGCCTCCTCGTTCTTTGAGGGCGGCCAGCGATTTGCGTCTTGCAGTCATCGGCGGTTCCCTCGCCTATTGGTCCTGCCGATCACCGTGATCGGCTACTGGTTCTCTCGGGTGGGCCAACTGTACCTATGTTCACCGGTTGGTCAAACGATTTTTTTTCGCGTGGCGCTCGGCGGAAAGCAGTGTTTGGGGAGTTGAAATCTTGGGGCCAACATTACGGTTATCGGTAAAGAAGTCACGACCGAAGCCGCATCAGCGATCCAAGGGTGCGGAATCTTTACGCTTATCGGTAAAGAAGTCAACACCAAAAATCGGAAGTTCTTGCGGTTGTGAAAAACCGCTGGTTATCGCGGCTTTTTCTTGGCCCGTCGCCCTTGCTTGGCCTTTGAGGCCTGGGCCTCGGCCTTGCGGACGTTGGAGTGCGGGGCCAGCTGTGGCCGCAGTTGCTTGCACCCCTCGACACTGACCATCCAGGCCTTGCCGTTGAACTTGAAGCCCTCGAGACGGCCTTCGCGAATCCTGAGTCGAATGAGTCCGTCCGTGCAGCCTGCGATTTCGCACGCTTCCTCGACCGAGCACCACTTACCGTCTGGCGTCATGGAAACCATGCTCCAACTCTACCGACATCGGTAGTCGAGTCAAACTGTCCAATCCGCCCGACCACCTCGACCCGCAAATCCGGCCCAGCCGTTTGCTTCGGCCGCTCCGGACTGCGAGAGTCGAGGTGTCGGGCAGATTTCTAGTGGAGGCGAGGGGAGTCGAATACCTAGGAGGGGTAATGTACGACCGTTCACTTCTCGGGCAGACTGCTCGGCATAAACACCAAGAGGGTAGATGCCATGTCGAAGATGACGGTGAGAGAGGTTACGGAGCGTTACGCTCTGCTACGGGAGTTGAAGCCAGCGACGGTCGTGCTGTACCGGATGCTTTGGGATCGGTTTGAGCGATACCTTGGCCGTCCGGCCACCGTCGAGGACCTGGACGACTTGGTG